GATTTTCAATGGTGAAATGATTGAAGGCGATCGTCGAAGCACTCTGAGCAACGATAGGTTGTCAGTAGTGGGTCTCGGTGTCTGTCGGCGTAATAGACTTGTACTCCTTCCTGAACCTCCTTGCCGTGATTGCGAGCGCGTAATCACTGGCAAGGATATTTTGATTCAAGGGAAGCCTCTCGTTTTGTGACGGTGGCTCCCATATTATTGATTGGTTAGTTTTTTCATAACTTCTTGATCTCGTTGTGATGCGTGGTGTTGTCCGTGATGTTTTGGGCAGAACCAGATTACCTCCAGTGGCTTGGAATAATCCTCGTGATGGGCTTGGGCTTTATTGCCGCATATGCAGCATGGGTGGCGGTGTAGTCGTCCATCGCGCAGGGCATTAGAAACTACGTTGTGCGCCCTTCTCTTATGCTGGTTTCTTTTAATCCATAACTTATTTGTTTCTGGATTGCTTTTACTGGCGGTTTTATTTAGGCGCTGCTTGGCCGCCTTTTTCCTGTGTCTCTCCCGCTCCGCAAGAGCCCATCCCGGCTCCATCTCCAGACGCTTCCTTCTTTCTTCAGTGTCCTGTATTGTGCATTGCTTGCACTTATTTAGGTGTCCATCACCCATTTTCGAGTGTTTATAGAACTGAAAAATGTCCAAAGACAATTTACATTTGAAGCAAGTTTTCATGCGCGGAGATTAGAGCCAGAATGGAACTAGTCAATGTTAAAATGGAATCTCCGGGTCTTCCTCTGTTGCTACAGATGGCTTCTTTCCGTCCCGTTCCACTGGCTTCCCTTCATCCTCGAGCACCTTACTGGTGATGGCCTTGCTCTTGCTCCGCAGGCGTGCCAGCAGGCCCTCAACTTCCTTTCCCTCTGGGGCAGAGTTTCCTCCTCCATTGAGCGGGTTGAGCCAATTGACCTTAGCCCGGAGCTTGCCGTCATACTCCTCTAGCTCGACGGAGATGCGAGCCCTCTCACCAATCAGGGCGTCGATATTATCGATGTCCCAGATGTCACCAAATACCTTGGCGAAGGTGGCAAGGGTACGGTCTTCTGCTGCCGGGGTGAGCCAGCCGTAGTATTCCGCCTTTGCGCCCTCTTCAGGGCCTTCATCGACGACGAGTGTGAGGCGGATTCCAAGGGTTCCTTTTTCCTTGGATTTAGTGAACCACGAGTCAAATCGTGGCTCGACGCGGACGACAAAATCGCCCGCCTTATCTAAATAACCGTGCTGGTTCATGTGTCTGTTTTCCTTATTGTTGGGTGTTTACTTTTTCGCTGGCTGGAGATTTTCCAGCTTCGCGATTCCTGCCCTGATACGATCAGGGGCAACTTGCTCAATTGGGGTTTTAACCCATGCTTTCCTCGTCTCGGCATCCAGCGTGGATGTTTCGAGCAGTTCGAGGAATTTTTTACGAAGCGATGGAGGGCTGTTTTTTTCAACCTCCCTGATGAAAACTTCGTAATCCAATGGAAGCACATCAGGCAATCCAAGGCGATTCTTGGCTTCCCATGCAGGGCTCCAGTTGGTGTGGATCACGCGATCCCCGGCGATAGCCTTCTCGCTGCGTCCTTCCTTCATTTTAAAAACCTCATAGGTGGCGAATAGGCAGGCGTCTGGCCATTCGCGCAGGAGAGCTGTAAAGAACTTGTGTCCTTTGAGTTGGTAGCGATCCCATGCGGTGCCGTCTGGCGACATGAAGTTTTTGATTTCAACATGGGAGAGGATGACGATCGACATATTCTGGCGAGCGCGAAGCAGATCGAGTTTTTGGAGAAGAACAGAAAGCTCCTGTTCCGCCGCCTTGTAACCTTTCTGCCAGCCCCCACCAACGTCCTCGATCGACTGAATCTTTGGCGAGTTAGCCTTGCGAACAAGGTAGTCGTGCAGTAGGCGCTCCAGTGAGTCGCTGGTGTCGATGACGAATGACTTGTGGCCATGTGCATCTACCGTCAGCGCTTGGACAGTATCGAGCACCTCTTCCCACGATGCCGGGGAAAGATGCGCGACATGGTCGAGCCCAGTGAGACCTTCCTCTGGTGCCAGAAAGAGAGGGTCAGGAAATGCGGCTCCAAAAGAACTCTTGCCGATACCTTCAGGCCCGCAGAGAAGGACGCGAGGCGGGAGGTTTTGACCGCCGCGTTTGATGTTGTCGAGGATACTCATGATGTTTTACTTAAGGAGGACGGCACTGAGGCGATCCATGTGGTTGCTGAATGCTTGTGTGAAGCGGCGTCCAAAGCCTTCCGACTTGGGATCGCCTGATGATTTTTCCGCCAGCTTGGTTGCTGTTGGAATGCGGAGATTGCGATTGTGGATGTACTCACAATCATGGAACGGGACGAACGGAAGACGCCGACCATTGATGATGGTTTCAGCGCAACCACAGGTAGCGAGACGTTGGTTCATTGATGTATTGGTTTGATGTGGATGTGGACTATTACTGAGGCGAGTTTGGGTGTCCAGCCCAACCTGCATAATTTTGCGATGCAGCCCAAGCGTCGAGAGACCGGCGCTTGATCATGCGATCGATCTCGCGGGTTTTTGGATCGTAATAATCCTTAAAGCGGATGCGCCCCTTGCGAGCGAATTTTCCAATCTTATCGAACAGGCCGAAGCCAGATGACGATGACGCGATGGCCATCGCGATAAGGATACGGCGGTATCCGCGCTCCATTTGGTTGACTAGGCCGATACTGTTGTGGTTTTGACGTTGCATGGTGTTTGTTTATTTTGGGTTGGTTGGTGAGTGGATGAACCAAGGGCCGGTACAAACCTTTCGTCTTGGCGTGGCGCACAAATGAAACACCACCCCGCTTACGCCAGTTCCCTTGGTTCAAATTATTCATAATACAATGAAGGGCTTCAGGAAGGCCTCTATGGCTGCGTGGACATACGATCCGAGGATCAGGGCCTCCTTGTCGTCCCCAACGCGCTCCACGGGTTCCTCGTACTTCAGGAAGTAGTATTGAGGGCATTTGCGGAGGGCTCGCAGGGATGAGTTTGTCAGGAGAGACTTGTCAGAAATACTGTTAGTTTTTTCTGACAGCTCTGCGTGCTTTACCTCTTTCCGGGCGTAGTTGATGCCGTCCACAGATGCCCGACCAGCGCAGAGATTGAACATCTCACAGGTGCTGTACTGATGGCAGGCATCTGGGTTCTTTGGCCAGAGGGCATTGCGGCGGTTGTACAGGATGACCTGCGACTGAGACCATGCGTCCTTCATGTACGCCTCGAGGTCACGATTGGATCGGACGATCTCACGCTGGACGAAGTAGTTGAAGGGATCACTTTCGATCTCATCGTGAAGGCGGACGTAATACTCATCGGGAGTTTCCTTGCGAGTGACAAGCGAGTAGCCGTCATCCACGCTGGCCGACTCACGCCACTTTTTGCCGTCCTTGGTGCGGACGCGCTCGCCTTCGAGGTTGACTACCTGCTTGACGCCGTCGGCATCGAGAACTGGAACATTGAGGGGTCGGTTAGCGGGCTTGCGCATCACGTTGTACAGCACGCTGCGGCACTCGGGGTACTGCCGAGAAATGTCGATGATGTACTTACTTATTTGTGTGTCCATTACGAGAGCTGCCCAGTAGTCCGAATCAGCGCCAATCTGGTCGCTGGTCGTCTTGTGCTCCAGCAGCTTGATCTCCCGGGTGGCACGATGACGGAGGACGCCATCCTTTTTGCCAGCCTCAAGGAAGGTCTTAGATGATCCGCCCGTCTCGGGGTTCAGGAGCTCGAATGCAAATTCGCTCTCCACCTCCAGAACATCGTGAACCTCCAGCACAGGCAGGAAGGCGTATGTCCATCGAAGGAACATCGCCTCCGCCTTAGCGGTGATGTAGTCGCGCTGGACTGGGAAGACGGAGCCAGCATCGCTGATGGCTTTTGAGAGGGTGATTGTGTCGATTCCTGTATACATGGGATTTATTGGGTTAGATTAGTGATTCTTCGCCTCGATTTCGGTGATGTAAAAATGGATTCCTGCGGCGCATTCTTGTGTGAAATCCTCGCACCATTCATGTGCTACAACCCTCTCTCCAGCCTTATAGGTAAGAGGTTTTACACTGCTGTTTGTATCACTATTGCTTTTAGCAGTTTTGCCTTCCGAGATTTCCAATACATCGGCGTACTCAGCGCGGCATTTTCTGCCAAATGCGTGAGATCGTTTCGCATCTTTGGGAATAAGTAGTTTGACGATTTTACCGTATTGGCATTTCTTCCATCCAATCAAGTCACCTTCCCCGAGAATGCGGGTTCTGGCGATAACAAGATCCGCATTCAAAGCACCGGACAGGTTGGCACCGGATGAAATTGCCATTTTGAGCAATGCGAGAATTGAATCTGCATCTCCCTTAAACAGCACTTTGGATGAATCTAAACGATGGGTAATTTGAAGTTTCATTTATTTATGAATTGATTGATTGATTAACTTTCGAGACCCAAAATAACCCAACCACAGAAACTGTCGAGAAAAACTTTCAATTATTTTCATGGGCCACAGACGCCCATGAATACTAGCTCTACGACCTAATACTTGTACGTCGTCTTCCCGAGTTTCTTGCGAACTGGCGTCCCGGAGTGCTTTCCTGAGAATTTCACATTGGATAGGTTTTCCTTGTAAACCTTGGGGTCGATGGGTCTTTCCCAATCACCTTTCCCGGCCCCCCAGCTCATTTGAGATTTTGGAATGATTTCACTCATAGGATATTGTCTTACGTTGTAATTTCTTCGCATCCGCCATCTCCGTCAGTTGAGCGGTATTTTCGGGTGATCCTGTCGATTCCTGTGGTGGAAAACTCTTTCGGGAATGCTTGGGTTATCGGATTTAATGTCTCGTCGAAGTCGCGATCGTATTTCCCATACTCTTTAGAAATTCCTGAGTTCCATGCCTGCTTCAGCCCTCCCGAGCCAGCGCTGGCTGTCCTCTTGCCATCCACCCACCATTCCAGCACAACCTCGCCGTCAGAGATGATAGATTTTGTGGCATCGCGAGCCATGGAGCGCATGACGAATGGCCATACGAACCACTTGTAAAGACGAGAGAACAGCCAGTCTTTCATTTTGTGTTGATGATTTTGTCCACTTCTACCTTC